CCGGAATAGGTTCGCCATGACTCAAGACGGAGGCGAAAAGCGTCCCGTCTTGCGGCTGGTAGTCGAGACTCCCTCGGATCAGCTCCTTGGACAACTCGATCTTGCGACGTCTGAATCACGTGAATTTCCCGTTCAGTGGAAAGACATGGTTTTACATACGTCACGCATGATCGAACAAGTTGTCGGAGTACCGCCTTGTTCGGCGGTCGTGCCTAATCAGGCACGTTATCCGAGATTTCACAACCTTGGAGGAAGTAACTGTCCTCCTGGTGCAGTGTTTATTCAACCCTTTAGTCAGGTACGCAGAGCCGACATAGCTCTATGCGTTTCCGAGGCTGCCGCGCGCTCACAAGCGCTCGTTCAGGCAGTCCTCGACCTATATTGGGTACACTGCAACGAATCTCTATGTCTCTCCACTCTGAAATCCGCGATGGCGACTTTCATGCTGTTGGATCTGTTTACAAGCCTTGAGGACTGGTTTAAGTTTCAAACTACAACCATCTCGGCACAGATTCTTCGGCAGAAAGAGTTGCCAAAGCGTCCAGAGTGGATTTCGATGGAATCCGTTGGTTCCATCTGTGGTGGGCGATTTCATCGCCTCGTTCGAACGTACACGGGTGCGCGAATGGATCGGGGGCTTTCTGCCCGCATGGTCTCATTCGCCGCTGGGATTCTCGGGTTAAAGCGCGCTGCGTTGCCTCTCCGAGAGATCTTGATCCAAGATTCTCTCAAGAAGCATGCCGCCGCGCTTGCCAGGCCCATGATTAACCCGTATGAAAGTACGATTGGATTTCGCATTGCGACGTGTCTTGAGAGGCTTATACCTCAGGTCCTAGACACGGCCGATTGGCACTCAGTCTTTCCATCTTCGTCAGCGCATTATGGCTGGTCGAAGAAAGACAAGGGTGCCTTCGGTAAAGTGACCGCAAAGATGCCGGAGAAAGATCAACTCTTCGGCGCTTGCCAGGCCCTTGTAGGATTTGTTAATCCAAAGCCTGGTCGCGGTTTACCCATTCCAATCTACATCCCGTTCTATCAAACGATGCTCCTCGAGTGGATCCTCGAGGAGTCCGCCACAGAATCACGTGACTGTGATGTACATGTCGTACTCGAGCCTATGAAAGCTCGAATCATCACAGCAGGCCCCCCTATGCGCTATCACCTTTCAAGGTGCCTACAAAAGCAAATTCATGGTGCGATGCGATTGCATCGTGAATTTCGGCTTATTGGCGAACCGATCTCCGCGAAGATTCTTCAAGAAAACTTCCGAGATATGAAAGGGTATCAGGCAAAGGAGTGGGGCTACACGTCGGCCGATTATTCGGCCGCAACGGATAATATCGATTCTTCTTACTCCACTATTGCTCTCAATTTCA